ACAAATATATCGATCCGTCCTATGCCTCTAGCTTTAGCGCACTGCCAGAAGAACTGGGCCGCGCCTTGCGTGAAGGCGATTGGGATTTGGTGGTCGGCAGCTTCTTTGGCGATGTCTGGAAACGTGATCTGCACGTTATCAGGCCGTTTGAAATACCGCAGCATTGGACCAAGTTCAGGTCATTCGACTGGGGCAGCGCGTCACCGTTCTCCGTGGGCTGGTGGGCTGTTGCAGACGACCATGACGAAATCCCTGATGGTGCGCTCATCCGCTACCGCGAATGGTATGGATCATCAGGCAGGCCCAATGTGGGTCTCAGAATGACGGCAGAGGAAGTTGGCGCTGGTATTCGCAGCCGTGAACGCGGTGAGCGCATTGATTTTGGCGTGGGTGATCCAAGTATATGGAAATTCGATGGCGGCCCCTCGATAGGTGAGCGCCTGAGTAAAATGGGCGTGCGTTTCAGGCGTGCTGACAACAGCCGCATCAATGGATGGGATCAGGTGCGCCAGCGACTGATAGGTGACGATGGTATCCCAATGCTTTTTGTTTTTAGCGAGTGTACAGACACAATCAGAACGCTGCCGGTACTCACGCACGACAAGCACCGGCTTGAGGACATTGACACAACCCAGGAAGATCACGCCGCTGACGATATCCGCTATGCGTGTATGGCAAGACCGTACCAGCGCAGAGCGCCAGAAATAGAGGATGACCCGTGGCGGCAACCGACAATAGACGAAATGATGGCCGGGCTGGACTATGCGTCAAAGCCACAAGGCTGGAGGCTGTAAATGGCTGAATCCTATACCTATGACCGTGAGCCTACCAAAAAGGCTGACCGTGCGGCCTACTGGAACGATCAGATCAGAAAAGCACGCCGGTTTGAGGAAAACTGGCATAATCGCTGTTATGACATAATCGAGCGATACCGTGACGACAATCCTGACCGGGCCATGCGCGAAACACGCATGAATATTTTCTACAGCAATGTTGATACGCTGAAATCAGCGCTGTATTTCAAGACGCCAAAGCCGCGTGTCACACGCCGGTTCAGGGACCAAGACCCGATTGGCAAGACCATTGCCACCGTGTTGCAGCGCGGTTTGCAGTACCAGCTTGATGTTTACGATTTTGATGCTGCTGTCAGGCAAGTCATTGAGGATATGCTGATTGTCGGACGCGGCGTCATGCGTATGGTCTATGAGCCATTACTGGTGGAGGGCGGCCCAGAACGCATACCGCTGCGGGTAAACAGCGTGCAGGGCATAGGCGAGGTCGGCATGGGCCAGGTTGGCACTGTTGATATTGGCCAGGCATTTGTAGACCGGGACGGCAACGCTGTTGACCAGAACATGGTCAAGACGGATGCAATGGGCGCTTACATGGATGGTGCGCCAGTTGAATATATCGGTGAGCAATCAATCCGCTGTGAATATGTGCATTGGCAAGACTTTACCATGCAGCCAGCCAGGTCATGGAATGATGTTGGCTGGATAGCCTTTAGGCATTTGATGACACGCCAGGAACTGGTCGATTATTACGGTGCCAAAGGTGAGGCAATCCCGCTCACATATCGCGGTGAGACAAACAGCGGCTATGACAATAACGAGCAGCCAGATTATGCAGAAATTTATGAAATCTGGGACAAGCGCAGCCTCAAGCAGATATTTATTGCCACCGATTACAATGAGTTGCTTGAGGACTTTGACGATCCCTACAACCTCGATGGTTTCTGGCCGATGCCGATGCCATTGTGTGAAATTAGCACAACAGACACGACAATACCCATTCCGGGCATTTTGACCTATGAAGATCAGCTATTTGAGCTTGATCTGATCACACAGCGGATCGGCAATCTGACAGAGGCTTTGAAACGCCGCGGCGTCTATGACGCATCGTTTCAAGAGTTGCAGCGCCTGGCTGACGCTGAGGACAATGCGTTCATTCCGGTGGACAACATGGCGATGTTGCAGGCTGGCGGCGGTCTGGCCAATGTGATGCAGGAAGCACCGCTAGACAATTTGATCAAGGCGTTGGCACAACTCTATCAGTCGCGCCAGATCGTAATTCAGACCATTTACGAGATTACCGGCATATCAGATATCATGCGCGGCCAGTCTGCCAGTAGGGAGACAGCCACAGCACAGCGTATCAAGGGGCAGTTCGGTGCCATGCGCCTGGTCAATCGCCAGCGGCGCATTGAACAGTTTCTTGACCATATTCTGGAACTAAAGGCCGAATTGATGGTTGAAAACCTTGAGCCATCACTGTTGTCGCGTATCACTGGCATCAACATCGCTCCCGAAGTTGTCGCCGTGATGCGCGATGAGCGTTTGCGCTCATACCGTGTGTCTGTCGATACGGATGAATCTAGCGCCATCGACAGCGCATCAGAACAGCGCAGCCGCACAGAGTTCCTGACAGCCACAGTGCAGTTCCTGCAAGCAATCGGCCCAATGGTGCAATCCGGCGCTGTAGGCTTTGAACAAGCCAAGCAGATGCTTTTGTTTGCCGCCAGGGCGTTTCCAGGCGCACGCGACCTTGAGGACACGCTGGAAGCCATACAGCCGCCACAGCAAGGCCCAAGCCCGACAGACAAGCTGGTGGAGGTTGAAGCCGCCAAGGTAGAGGCCCAGACACAGCAGGCAGCAGCCGATGCTCAGGTCAAGGTGGCCCGCTTGCAGCTTGACCAGCAAAAAGCCGCTCAAGATGCAGCCTTCAAGCGGCAGAAGCTAGAGATTGATGCAGCCAAAGTGGTGACGACAGGATGAAGAACATCGAGGCAGTCGGCAAGATAACCTGGCTTATGGGCCAGAGTGATCAGCATTGCAGTTGGACAGTAGACGATATCCACCGGCTTGTTTTGCCGCCAATTGCTTTGCAGCAGTTCCGCATCTGGGAAGTAGAGAGCCAGCCGGTAGGTTTTATGACCTGGGCCATGCTCGATGAAGATGCAGAGCAGGGCTATCTTGATGGCACGCGCAAACTGCAACCAGATGACTGGCAGGCTGGCAAAAACTTATGGCTCATTGACTTTGTAGCGCCACACGGCGGCGTCATGGCAATGGTGCGCGAGGGGCGTGAGCATTTGCGCTCATTGTTCGGCAAGGGCGTGGTTGGCCGCGCAAACAGGCTTCATAAGGGGAAATTGTGGTGTTCGGTAACTTAGTCGAAAACAGAATTTGCTTCAAGGGTGACGGCGGTGGCGGTGGTGCTGATAGCCCTGCACCAGTAACAAACCCCGGCAGCCGTGAGCGTGGCCGTGGTGCAGAGCCGCCTGCCGCTACAGGGCGCAATTTCAGTCAGGCATCACAGCAGAACCAAGGCGGCAATAATGACCGGCCAAGTGATAATCCGGCGACAGCAGCAGAAAGAAATCGAAATTTTGGTGTGACCCCGCGCCAGGCCAGCACTGTTGCGCCAGCCGCAAACCCGCTTGACGTTGTAAAACAAGTGGCAGCGCAATCAATGGCACAACAGCAGCCAATGACAGATCGGCAAATGTTGGCCGCATCTGCTCAAGCGCCTAATCCCTTTGCAGCGCCATCTGCTGGGGTGACGCCAAGCGCATTACCGGGATCAGGCAACGCACAGCAAGCAGCAATTGTCGAAGCACTTGTGAGAGACGCAGCGCAGCAGTCACTTGATCAAGGTGGGGCAACAAAGCCTGTTTCTGCTGTTATGGGTCCAGCAGGACGGCAAGACCCCGGCAGTGGGTTCTTTGCTGATGCCTATGATGACCTTTACGGCGGCACAGCACCCGGCACGGCACTTGGCACAATACTGGGCGCTGGTCCTGTTTCTGGTTTATTCGGGGGAAACACACCTGATCCTGCTGATGCGGCTGCGTTTAATGTAGGGCAGCTAGAGCGTATGGGCGGCGTGCGTGACCCGCAAACTGGCGCAATCACTGGCGCAATGGCTGGCCCTGGCACGTTGAACATGAACCGTTTTGGCATGGTCACTTACAGCGGCGTAAATGATCCAAACTACACTGGACCGTTTCAAAACCTTGTGCGCGGCACCACTGGCCTTAACGGCACAGAGAATGACCGGCCTAGTGATAGCCAGATGGCCATGCAGCCAGCAGCCCCAGCAGAGCCAGTAGACCCCGGCACGACCACGCCAGAGCAGATTGATGACCTAGCGGTCAATTATTTGCAAAACCCATTTTTTCTATATAGCGGCCAAGGCAATCTGTTTCAGCCCTATGGATATGCTGGGAACACGCTGGTTGATCTGTTGCAGACACGCAACATGAGGATGCCTGGTCAGGCTGCGCCCAACTTAGGATTATTTGGCAACCCAAGGGATTTTAGCTGATGGAAATCGACATGGAATCTGCTGACGCTGCTTATCAGGCGTTGTCAGAACAGGAAAAAGAGATTGTGCGCGAGGCGCTTGATAGCCCACTTGCAGCGGTGCTGTCCAAGATATTCCCGGACCTAATGACCAGCCTGGGGCAGTTCAACAGGCCGCGCCGCAAGATGGATGCAGAAATGCGCCAGGTTGCAGCCGGGATGCTGATGCGATGAGTAAAAAGACATTCGTCTATAGGGACGGAAAACTAGTTGAGAAGTCAGAGGCCAGCCGCAACGCTGGCCTTAATATTATGCGCGACATAGAGCCGTACCAGAACATGAAAGATCGCGGCTGGATCACCAGCCGTTCACAGCACCGCGAGTTTTTGCGGCGCAATAACTTTGTAGAAGTAGGGAATGAGCAAAACCATTTATTCACATGACACAAACTGAAATGACGCTTGATAGCACTGACGCTGGCGTTGAGGCCGATGCCTCTATTCCAGCACAGCCAGCAAGGCCCGAAACAGTCGCAGAGACACTTGCTAAAACTCTTAAATCATTCGAAGGCGAGGGTGATGAGCCAGCAGAGGCAGAAGAAACCCTGCCAGAGCCGCCAAAGGCTGACGACCAGGCTGATGATGAGCCTGATGGGCCTGACGAGGCTGATGAAGTCGATGAGGATGAGGATGAGGAAGAAACAGCCGAAGCCCCAGAACTTGAGCCTATGGCAGCGCCAAACCATTGGCCGAAAGATTTTGCCGCTAAATTCGAAGCCCTAGAGGCACCAGCGCAGCATATGTTTATGGAGCGCTATAAGGATTTGGAAGGCGACTACACAAGGAAAACGCAAGAAATTGCAAAGTATAAAAAACGCAATGAGGCGTTTGATGAAATCATGGCCCCCTTTAGAGGTGACTTTGAAAGGGCAGGCATGGATGAGGTGGGGGCAGTTCGACAACTGTTAGCCGCCCATGACTATCTGCGAAAAGACCCTCAAAACGCCATCGCCTGGCTCGCAAACCAGTATGGCGTGGATATGGCCGCAATCGGTAACGATCCAGCGGCAGAGGATGAATTTGCAGACCCACAAGTTAAAGCCCTACAGCAGCAAGTTGCCCAGCTTACTGGCTTTATTCAAAATCAACAGACACAGCAGCAGAGCCAAGTGCAGCAGAGCACACAGTCTCTAATTGACCAATTCGCAGCAGAAACTGATGCCAACGGCAATCCAAAGCACCCGCATTTTGACAGAGTGCGCGGCGTGATGGGGTCGTTAATCAGTTCGGAAAATGCCAAAGACTTGGCAACAGCGTATGAAATGGCGGTCTATGCCGACCCGGAACTACGCCAAGAGCAAGTCAAGGCAATGGCGGCAGCGCAATCACAGGACAATGTGAAAACCGAAGCCGTTAAGAAAGCGAAGAAAGCAGCCAGGTCAAAAGTCAGAGGCAGTGCATCACCAGCCGCACCAGCGCTCCCGGCCAATGCGTCTATTCGCGACACCATTCAGGCGTCAATTAGACAACTTGAGAACGGAAGGAATTAGCAATGGCTAGTCCAAATCTCAGTGAAATTGTGACGACCACACTGCGTAATCGCAGTCGCACACTTTCCGACAACGTGAGCAACCACAATGCGTTGCTGCGTAGACTACGCGAGAACGGCAATCAAACGTCCGTAACAGGACGCGATATTGTCCGTGAACTTGAATATGCTGACAACGGTAAACAAAGGTGCCTAGCAGCCTAGTGATAGGTTGCCGAAACTCCCTTAAATTCGGTGAAGGCTGTGAAATGCTAATACCGAGCCAAGCCCCCGTATGGGGAAGGTGTAGAGACTTGACAGGGGATGCCCGACCATTCAGTTGAGGGCAAAGGTAAAGTCCAGACCACAAACAGCGCAAGCTGGCGGCGAAAGCCGTAGATGGTAAGACAGTTCAGTTTTATTCTGGTTATGAAACACTTGATGTTTCACCAGCCGATGTTCTTTCGGCAGCAGTTTTTGACTATAAGCAGCTTGCTGGAAATGTAACCATTTCTGGCCTGGAGCAAGTCAAAAACTCCGGTGAGCAAGCCATCATCAATCTGCTTGAGGCACGCATCAACGTGCTTGAAAAGTCAATGATGAACAGCCTGTCTACCTCGATCTATTCCGATGGAACTGGATCGTCAGGTAAAGAGGTTGGTGGCCTTCAGCTTATCGTGGCTGATGCAGGCACCGGCACCGTTAATTTAGCGGCTTAATAGAGCAATCTATTTCGAAAAACTCTGTGAACTCAGGGGAAGTCTTACTAAGATAATCCTGATCCAAGCCCCGCGAGGGGAAGGTGCAACGATCATTCCGAAAGGAAGTAGGGGCCAAGCGGTTCCGAAGCGCAGAGAACCCCACAGGGGTTATGATATGATCTGGTCTGCATAGCGATATGCAGCAGCGAAAGCGGCTTTGGTTTAGCGAACCAAGGTGAACACAACGAGGTGGAATTAACTCAAGCACATTTACGTTCTGGCAGAACGTACAGACCACTGCAACGTCATCAGCGTTCAGTACAAGCAACGTGCAAGATGATATGAATAATATCTATCTTCAGCTTGTTCGCGGCGCTGACAGCCCTGACCTTGTGATGGCTGGAACAAACGCCTTAATGCACTAGGGCCATTGCAGAGCAATCTGCATTGCAAACTGTGTGAATTGCTGGGAAGCCTAAGTTGAAAGATATGGTAATCAGCAGCCAAGCCTCAGTAACGAGGAAGGTTCAACGACTATCCTTTATGGAGTAGGGCCAAGCGGCTCGAAGCGCACAGCACCCCGATGGGGTGATGATATAGTCTCGCCCCTGATCGAAAGACAGGGCAGCCGAAAGGCGGGTTAGGGTTAGCGACCCTGATTGAAGATAAACGATAAAGCATTTCTGGGGAGCCTTCAGGCTATCCAGAGGATCACTTCAGATGACTTGGCTAGATCAGGCTTTACGTCAGTTCAATACCTGAACTCAGACGTTGTGTTTGATTCGGCTTGCAACACCAACAGAATGTATTTCCTGAATACTGACTATCTCCGTCTTGAGGTAGCAGCATCGAGGGATTTCGTTCCGGGTGAAGCAAAAATGTCTGTCAACCAAGACGCTATGGTAACGCCTTATACATACCACTAGGGCCATTGCAGAGTAATCTGCACATGAAGAACTGTGTGAACTCAGGGGATACCCAAACGCATCATGGCGTGGGCAATCCTGATCCAAGCCTCAATTTGAGGAAGGTGCAACGACTATCCCGCAAGGGAGTAGGGTCAAGTGACCCGAAGCGCACAGCCCCTGCTGATGCAGGGTGATGATATAGTCTCGACTTATGTGAAAGCATAAGCAGCCGCAAGGCGGTTTTGGCCTAACGAGCCAAGGCGAAGGTAACGATGTTCTGGTCAGGAAATCTGACTTGTTCAAACCGCGCTCTCCAGGGCGTGATCCACACATAGGAAAGGGGAACTGTTATGGCTATTGCAGCAGTAATGGGGATTGACCCCACATCCGTAGCTGACACCCCAGAGTTCCAACTGGGTCAGCTTGGTGCAATCATTGACGACACCAATGGCACACGCATTTACAAGTATCTTCAATATGATACTGGTTCTGCTGGTGCAGCGGCTGTCGCTGGTGAGGTCGCCTATTATTACACTTTAGATGGCTATAAAAACTTTCAAGTTACTAGCGATCTGTCCGATTCCGTTGAGATCGGCGCGGGTGTAATTCAGGCAGTAATGACAGATGGGCAATATGGTTGGTTCCAGGTAACTGGCGCAGCAACCTTGACCATTGCGTTGACCGCTGGTGCTGACGGTGATCCGTTGACACCAACCGGCGCGGCAGATGGTACGCTCGATGTCACGGCAGACGTTACAAGCAACGTATGCGCGATTGCCGGGGATATTTCAGACAAAGAAATTATCTGTATGTTCCCACTATAAAACACTGGGGGCAGGGCATTGGTCTTGCCCCCAACTTAATTCAAACAATCGGGAGTTCTACCATGTCTGTCAAAGGCAGTTTTTTTGCACGCGAACTTAACGGCGAGAAAAAAGATTTTTGCCGCATCACTATTGCCAATATGCGCGATGTTTGGGAAGGCCCGGTGCGGCCAGAAGATATTGCACGCTTTCCAGAAGAATGGGCCGCTTACAAGAAAAAGGCGAAAAAGAAAAGGCCAAAAGGCAAAGCGCTGACCAGCCTGCCTGGCATGACAGAGCCGCGCCGCTGTGAGTTGGAACTGCACAACATTGAGACAGTTGAAGCCTTGGCAGCGGCTGAAGAAACGACATTGCGAAATATTGGTGAGCCATACGTTGAACTGGCCAAGATTGCCAAGCTGCAAGTCACAGCCGACAAGCAAAAGGCCGATCTGGTCGAGGAAGTAATTGTAACGACCGAAACCCTCAAAGCAGTAAAAGAGAAAACCAATGAGCCTGTTGACGATAGCGCAGACGGTAGCTGACTACACTGGGTTTGAACGACCTTCAACTGTGGTCGGCAATACTGACCCGATTGCTAGGCAGCTTTTGGTGTTTATCAACCGTGAGGGCAAGCAGCTTATGCGTGCCACCAACTGGCCAATACTGTCGAAAGAACACACTTTCAACACGGCCAACGGTACACAGAACTATGCGCTGCCGACAGACTTTGACCGCTTTGTATCAGGAACAGCCTACAACAGAACAGATTTGAACCAGTTGGCAGGCCCGATTACACCACAGCAATACCAGGCTGATAGGTTTGGCACGACTACTGGCGGCGTTGTTGAACGCTTCAGGCTCAAGCCAAGCAGCAATGCGTTGCGCTTTGATTTGACGCCTACGCCAACAGCAACAGAGTCGATAGGCTTTGAATATATCTCAAGCCATTGGAATCAGACCAGTGGCGGCACCTCACAGGCCGCTATGGCGGCTGATACAGACGTTGGCATACTCGATGAGGCACTCATAGAAATGGGCGTTACATGGCGTTTCAAGCAGAGCCACGGCCTAGCATATGATGAGGATTTCAGGCAGTACCAGTTAGAACTGCGCCAGGCTATCAGCCGGTCAGGTGGTGCGCCGATTATCACTATGGATGACGCCAGGAAGTACCTGGTCGATCCATATTCATACAATTTACCTGATAGCGGATATGGCGGCTGATGTTACAGGCACTTCCATCATCTAGGGGCTATCGCGCCAAAGCAGCCTCTGTGCCAGCCCCGGTGGGCGGTCTGAATAGCCGTGACAGCATTGATGCCATGCCGCCAACGGATGCGCTGATTATGTCCAACTTTTTCCCAACTGTGGAGAAAGTAACGCTGCGCGATGGCTATACGTCATTCTGCACTGGCGTTGGCACCGGCAATGTTGAAACGCTGATTGAGCATAATGCTGGCGCAAACCGGCAGTTGTTGGCGATTGGATCAAACGGTACATTTTACCAGATCGACAGCGGGACAGCGGTAAGCAAGAAAACTGGCTTGGCGAATGGCCGGGCAGAGCATATTGAGTTCAACAATGTGACTGTGGTGGTGCCGTCTGGGGCCAATGTGCCTTTCTCATGGGATGGCTCAAGCGCGTCTGATTTGTCAATTACACTGTCAGATAGCGTCAATGCCAACACGCTGACCGGCGTTCACGCTCATAAGAACCGTGTTTATTACTGGACCGGCACAAGTCAAAACTTTTATCACAGCGCCACTGTGGACACATTCACAGGCAACTTTACCAAATTCCCTGTCGGCTTGGTCGGCACATTCGGCGGCAACATCATAATGATCAACACCCTGACCATTGACGGTGGTGAGGGCGTTGACGATTTACTTTGCATTATTATGACAAGCGGCGAGGTGTTGCTCTATTCTGGATCAAACCCTGCCAGTGATTTTGCGCTGGTGGGTACGTTTCGCATTGCAGAGCCAATCAACGAAAAACGCGCTATTGCCAAGCTGGGCGGCGATGTAATTGTTATGACCAGAGAGGGCTATCTGCCACTGTCTCAAGTTGTGCGCCAGGATATTGTCGGCAACAAGGCAGCAGCCATATCGGAAAAGATTCGCGGCACTGTGATTGCCCAGGTCAAAGCCACCGGCACATTGACAGGCTGGCAGATATTCGTAAGCCCGGATGGCGACAAGGTAATATTTAATTATCCAACCAATGACGTTGATCCGTTTAATCAGCACGTTTTCAACCCGATCATCAGAGCCTGGTGCATCTTTGAGGACATACCGGCCCATGTCTGGGGCCAGTTCAATGGCGATACATATTTTGGCAGTAGTTCAGGTAAAGTTTTCAAGGTGGGCGGTAATGCTGATAATGGCGAAAACATTGTTGGTGATCTGGCTACCAGCTACAACTATTTTGGTGATCGAGCATCAATAAAGCGTTTCTCTAGCGTGCAGCCCATGCTGGAAGGCGAAACAGACATTGTGTTCTCATTTGGCGTAGGCGTTGACCAAGCGCCAGTGGCTGCGATTGATGTTGCGCCAGTCACATTTCAATCCAATCTTGCGGCCTGGGACACGGCAACCTGGGATGATTTTTTCTGGGCTGATACGACAGGCGCAGGCATTACCAAACGCCGCAAGGCGGTCAACAGACTAGGATATTCGGCAGCATTGCGTATTAAAGTCGCAACCAGCACTCAGACAATCAGCTTCATCAGCGCTCATTATACAATAGCACCAGGAGGGCCACTGTAATGGCATTTTCAGGCGGCACTTTTTCACGCACATTTGACTGCACGACAGACCGGGATAACGGCGTCAAAATACTGGCCAGCAAGTTCGACACTGAACTGGACGGCATGGCTACCGGCCTGTCCACTTGCATCCTGAAAGACGGCACGCAGACTTGCACGGCGGCGATACCGTTTGCTGAAGGTCTGACCGTGCCTGACAACAAGACCATTGTCCTTGGCACCAACAGCGACATCACAATTCAGTATGATGAAAGCACCAATGACAGTCTGGAAATTGCAGCTAATGTAGAGGGCGCAGCGCTCGGTATCGTCTTAAAGGCAGACCAGGGCGATGATAACGCTGACCAGCACAAAGTTAGCATTGCTGATGGCGGCACGCTGACAATGGCCAGCAAGATCAGCGGCAGCTTTGTCAGTTACCTCACACACACGCCCAACAGCACAGTTGCTGACAGTACAACCGCTGTGGCAGGCAATCTCACTGTGGGTGGCGATCTAACGCTTGGATCAGGCGCGGTCATCAGCGAGGCTGAACTAGAAAAGCTGGACGGTATCACCAACGGTACTGTGGCGGCTGACAAGGCCGTGGTTGTTGATAGCAACAAGGATATTGCCAGTTTCCGCAATGTTACGCTGACGGGCGAATTAGACGCTGGATCACTGGATATTAGCGGTGACGCTGATATTGACGGCACACTTGAGGCTGATGCAATCACCGTCAATGGAACAGCACTGAATACTGTGATCGCGGGTGTAACTGTTACTGACGCCACTAACTCTGCTCACGTTTTGGTTACAGATAACGAAAGCACAAATGAAGAAAACCTAATCACTTTTGTAGAAGATGCCACCTCAAGCACAGGCAATGTTGGCCTGGAAATGGATGGCAACCTAACTTACAACCCAAGCACAGGGACAGTTACGGCGACAGTATTCAAAGGTAATATAGATGCAGTAGATGGTGACTTTGACGGCACGCTAGAAGCTGACGCCATGACGTTGAACGGCACAGCCATTACAGCCACTGCCACTTTGGACACAGGCATCTCAAACAACAATGTGCCAAAATTTACCAGCGGCGTTGCTGACAATGATTTCCTGCGCGTGGATGGCACAGCCATTGAGGGTCGTTCTGCGTCAGAGGTGCTTTCTGACATCGGGGCTTCCCCAGCGGCTGGTAGTAGCAACATCGTCACAACTGGCGCGTTAGACTCTGGCAGCATCACAAGCGGCTTTGGCACCATTGATACTGGGTCTAGCAATATTACAACCACGGGCTTGGGTACATTCGGATCTGTTAATATTGACGGTGGCACGGTTAAGCTGGACGGTAATTACCCGACAGGCAGTAATAACGTAGCACTTGGTGACCAAGCCCTTGATGATGGCTCGTTGTCTGGTGGTGCAAACACAGCGATAGGTTATCAGGCTCTGTCAGAAAATGAAGGCGGCGGTTCAAACGTGGCTGTTGGTTCTGGTTCGTTGTTTTCCAATACGTCTGCAAGTAACAACACTGCGCTTGGCAAAGATGCGCTTTATGCAAACACCACTGGCACAGCTAACTCTAGCTTGGGTCAGTTTGCATTGGGAGCAAACACAACGGGCGGTCAGAATACAGCGGGGGGTCGTTACGCACTAGGAGCAAACACGACAGGAAGTAGTAACACTGCGTTTGGAAATGAGGCTCTTAACACAAATCAAACTGGCGCAAATAATACCGCTGTTGGTGCTTATGCTTTAGATGCTAATAATAATGCTAGTAACAACACCGCAGTTGGCTATCAGGCACTAACCGCAAACACCACTGGCACAAACAATGTCGCTATTGGGCGATTAGCTTTATCCAGTGTAACCACAGCAAGCAACAACACCGCAGTAGGCACTGATGCTGGAGATGCAGTAACAACAGGGGCTAATAATACGTTTCTTGGTTACGGCGTAGCATTTCAGCAGACAACAGCTAGTAACAACACGGGCGTTGGTTATTTAGCACTTGGCGCAAACACCACTGGCGGGTCTAACACTGCTGTCGGAAGTACAGCACTTGCCGCAAACACTACGGGTGCAAGCGGCACGGCAGTAGGTCGTTACGCACTTGAAGCAAACACTACGGGCAATCACAACACAGCAGTCGGTCAAAGTGCGCTTGAGAAAAACACTACAGGCTCAGACAATGTGGCTGTTGGTCTTGCGGCACTAGACGCGAACACTACTGGCGTATCTAATGTTGCTGTGGGCGTAAACGCACTAGGTGCAAACACTACGGCTGGTGGACATGCTGCTGTCGGCGTAAACGCTCTGTTGAATAACACCACGGGTGCCAACAATACTGGTATGGGCTATGCCGCACTGCAAGCGAACACCACAGGCAATAACAATGTCGCATTTGGATATAATGCTATGTTGACCACCACCACCGGCTCACAAAATACTGCAATAGGCAACAATGCTGGTAATTCTATTACAGATGGCACTCACAATGTTTTGTTAGGTTATCAAGCTGGTGAAGCAATTACTACGGGTGATTATAATATCATTATGGGGGTTGACTGTGACCCAAGTAGTGTTGACGGTCAAAACCAAATTGTTATTGGAACTGCTAATATCGTTGGCAAAGGTAACGCTACAGGTTTTATCAGTCCTAGTGGCGGCGGCGTGTATCAAGGTAACAACTCATCGTCTTGGTCAACTACATCGGATGAACGGCTAAAGAAAAACATTGTTGATAACAATGACGGACTATCAATCATTGACCAAGTGCGTGTTCGTAACTTTGAGTACCGCACAGCAGATGAAATCACAGAACTTCAAGCATCAGATGCAATAGAGCGTTCAGGAACGCAGCTTGGCGTCATCGCACAAGAACTAGAAACAGTTGCGCCCAGATGCGTAAAGACTGAAAGCACGGGCGTAAAGTCTGTGGATACTGATGAATTGTTTTGGCACATGCTCAATTCAATCAAAGAACTCTCAGCAAAAGTAGCTGAGTTAGAATCCAGATTAGGAGATTAAAATGGACGAACTTACAGCAGAACAAATCGCACAGAATTACACCGCTATGGGTCATTCAGTGCAACTCATCACAGACGTGATTGCAGGTGATGCTATGGCAGACGATGATGCAGAAGAGCGTCAGGGTTGCGTAGACCGCAATGTCGAGCATCTGGAACTGATGGTGGCAAAAGACTACTGGACAGATGAGGACATGACCGCAGTGAACGCCGCTATCACGGCTGGCAACGGGTACACGGCAAGCTAATGGCAAAGCCTACAGCCGCATCTGTACAGGCCCAGATTGACACGCATGAGGCGGTCTGCGCGGAGCGATGGAAAGAGACCATACTGCGTATCAAGCGCATCGAACACATAATGATTGGAACTGCTGGTACTACTATCGTCCTGCTGTTGGGTATCATCCTGACATAATTAATGGAAACCCTTGTTGCTTTCAGCCTCTATGTCTTTGTGGGCATCGGAGAGGACCGCAGGCGCGTGCCAGAAACAATGCGGTTTCGGGACGTAAATGAGTGCGTTTATTTCGCTGAAAAATTACACGCTCAGGGCAACCTGATCACTGCCTACTGCTTGCCTGAAGCGGTAAACGACAACATGAAGGTGTACTGATGCTTGATCCTGTCACCATCGGCACCGCTGTCCAGGTTGCGTCAAGTGCGTTTTCAATGTTGCAAAAAGGGTTTGCTGCTGGGCGTGAACTAGAGCAGATGAGCGCAGATCTCAGCCGCTGGATGTCTGCTGTTTCGGACGTAGACCATTTGCAAAAAGCTGCGACAAATCCCAGCCTGTTTCTTAAGCTGACCAAAGGCAAAAGCATTGAGAGCCTAGCGCTGGAGGCGTTCACGGCCAAAAAAAAGCTGGAGGATCAAAGATACCAGCTAAAGCAAATGATACAGCTAACACGCGGCACAGCCGCTTGGAACGAATTGTTGGCACTTGAGGGGTCAATTCGTAAGCAAAGGCAGGAAGCCGTTTATGCCGCACAGCAACGTAGACAAAAAATAATTGAATACGTTGCTTGGATATTCATGGGCTTGTTGGCCGCTGGGCTGCTGACTGGGTTTGTTTTGTTGCTTAAAGGCCATGCAGCCAGGGCGCAGCCGGAGCACGTTCTTTGCCGCCTGGTGGGCTGTGACAAGATTGATGGCATGAGATATTGCGTTTACCGGGGTGCCTGGAATACCCAAGAGGTCATCAGCTTTAGGATGGATGAATGGTTCCCAAGGGAATTTTTATGTGATTTTGAGCCTGACAAGCCCCGGCCACCATCTATGCGAGAAACATTGAAGGCCATCAGGGAAAGCCAGCGGTGAACACTATCGTTCTGGGGGCCGATGAATATTTAAAATCGTGGGCAGCAAAGCGGATTGGCATCGACAAGTTTGGGCCAAGCACAGCAATCGGCGTGCAAAACGATGGGGAGATTATTTGCGCTGCCGTCTACCACGATTGGAGAGAAGGGCAGATCGAGGCATCCATAGCTGCATCCTCCCGGCGCTGGGCTTGCCGATCTGTCCTTCACGCCCTCTTTGCCTATCCGTTTATCACGGTGGGTGCCAACCGTATTTTAGTGCAGTGCAGTGAGGCCAACGACAAGGCCATGAAGATGAATACGCAGCTTGGTTTTGTGCAAGAGGGCAGGCTGCGTCAGCTATATCCACCCCATGATGCGATCTTGTGGGGAATGTTAAGAAGCGAATGTAAATGGTTGAAAGGTAACGACTATGGGCAAAAGAGCGCCGTCACCACCACCAGTGCCTGATCCAAACGAGTTGATTAACGCGCAATCCAATGCGAATAGGATTACGCAGTTCACGCCTTATGGCAATCTGCTGTTTGGCTCTGTTGGTGATCAAGGTCAGTTTGTGCAGGGACCAGTGCCAGAAGATGGCCAGGCGGCAGCGTTCACGCAAGAAACGCCGTTTCAAGCGCAACTGCGTGCAGCGACTGAAGGCACCGGCCTGGGGCTGGGCAACCTCGCGTTTGACCGGGTGACTGGCCGCACGGTAATAGGTCAAAACCCTGATGGCTCACCGATCTTTCAAGATGATCCCGACTTTCAAAATCCGTTCAGAACAGCGCCCACATTGTCTGGCGTATCCGCTGCCCAGGATATTGACCCGACCACTGGCCTGTCAGCTTTCCAAAGCAATATTGAAAGCCCGGTCAATCTGCCCACGGGCATTGATACTGCCGGTTTAACGGCCCTACAGAGCGATCCAGAGGCGTTTAGGTCCAACATTGAACAAACCTTGTTCAACCGCCAGCTAGGGCTTTTACAGCCTGAGTTTACGCAGCAGAGAGAGGCATTAGAGCAGAACCTCGCAGATCGCGGAATACCGATCACTAGCCAAGGGTATAATGATGCTGTGAACCGGCTGGAAACACAGCAGGGTGAACAGCTATCAAGGCTTGCACAACAAGCGACATTGGCAGCGGGTCAGGAATCTGATCGTCTGGTCAATCAGGCACGCCAAGCCAGAGCGCAAGAGTTTGGGGAACGTGCGGCCACTGGTGAGTTCGGCCTGGCAGCCCAAGGCCAAGGCTTTAGCCAGGCAGCGGCCAACGCACAACTGGCTAACGCAGCGCGTCAAGATACAATCGCCAACCAGTTGTTATCTAACCAGATTGCCAACCAGCAGCGCCAGCGTGATATTGCAGAACGCACAGCACTGCGTGGTCAGAACTTTAATGAGCTTGCAGCGTTGCTTGGTGGGCCGCAAGTCCAGCAGGCATCGTTCTTTGCACCTGGCGCAATCGACACGCAGGGCGCTTTCGGCGCACAGATGGCGGCACAGCAGAACGCATACAACCAGGCGCAGGCATCGAGGTCGGCAGACCTTGGCGGCTTGTTCGGTCTGGCAGGCAATCTTGGCGCAGCTTACTTGTTGAGGTAGATAATGGCACACAATCCCTTTCACGGCCTGATGCAACCCGGCCAACGGCCATCAATGCAGTTTCAGCAGCTTAACCAGGCTTATCAGTCTGACCCACGCCGTATTCTAGGCCAGACACTTATGGGGCAGGGTGCGAGTTCCGCGCCTGTCAGAACGCCGCTACAAGGGCTTGGCAGGCTATCTAGCGCATTGGTGGGCGCATATCTACAGCGCAAGGCTGGTGACGCTCAGACAGCGCGTGAGACTGAAATGACGAATCAGATTATGGGGATGCTGCCAGCCAATGCAACGCCGCAACAGCGTGCTTTTGCGGCGGCTAACCCAGTGGCGTTTGCACAACTGGCTGGACAAGCACAGTTCGCGCCGACAACATCATCTGAATTGGTAAACTTGGGTGGATTTACCGGCGTGCAGACGACACAAACGAGTCCATTAGGCCCAACATCAACAAGCATTGGTCAGTTGGTTCAGCCGCGTGCAGTCACTGATGTTCGCACAGCGGCACAGAAAGATGCTGAAGCAATGGGCTTAGTGGTAGGATCGCCGGAGTACAATGAATATGTGCGTAACGCAACGTTGCCTAAAGCAGACACAACGGCGGTAAACGTAAACACTGGTAGAGAGTTTACCCCAGAACAAAAAAAGGTTGGTGAAGCTCGCGCTACAAGAATTGACAAAAACTATTTTGAGCCAGCGGCAAAGGCTAGTGAGACAATCACAAACATTGATCAAGCTCTCTCGATTTTAGAACAAAATCCTAACGTTTCTGGTCTTGGGGCCGAAGCAATTCTAGATTTGAAAAGTGCGGTTGGCGGCATTGTAAACGCTTTTGGTGTTGACCCTAAAGCACTTGGGATTGACATAGACAAGATCACCAACCAGCAAGTATTTCGATCAATAATCAACAAATTAGTGCTTGATCAAACGTCTAAATTGAAGGGCGCTTTGTCTAATAAAGAATTAGATTTCTCTGGTAAAGCAACCGCGCAGCTTGGCACGACAGCAGAGGCTAACAAAGTCATTCTTGCCTTCCAAAAACAAGCAGCCTTGAAAGTGCAAATATTGTCAGACGAGGCGTCAGATTATTTTTCAGAAAATGAAACATATGGCCGTGGCAAGATGAACGGCAAAAGCTATAGCAGCGTTGACCAATATTTGAACGAATTTAAGAAAAACAACGAGGTTTTTGGCCCTGCTTTGATTGATGAATTTTCTACAGAGGCAGAGGTCAAGGCGTATAGACGGTTGCGTGGTAGCGCGCTGACTGACCCTGAAATAGAAGCTATGATTGCAAAACTTGAATCACTTCAAATTAGTTAAGGAGATTACTTTGTCACAAGCAAAATTAGATGAGCTGCTTAAAGACGTTGAAGAAACTCCGATTGAAGATGCAGCAAGAGGAAGTGGTTTTGGTGATCTTACACGCGCTGGCGCACAAGGGCTAACCTTTGGCTTTGCTGACGAAATAGAGGCTGCTGTAAGAGCGGCATTTGACAGTGGCAAAACATATGCAGAGGTGGTTAAGGATGTTAGGGGCCAAATTGATAGTTTTAGACAACGCAACCCAGCCGCTGCTTTTGGCACAGAAATAGCTGGTGCAATACTGCCAACCATAGCCGCACAATTTATTCCAGGCGTGGGTCAAGCTGCCACGGCTGGTCGAGCAACTCAGCTAATGCGTGCAGCAGGATTGAGTTCTGGCGCTCAAAGAACCGCTAGAGTTGCAGGCACAAGTGGCGCACAAAGCGCCTTATATGGCGCTGGAGCCGCTGAAGGCAACCCGCTTGAGCGTTTGCCTAGTGCGGCAGCGTCTGGCGCTATAGGAGCCGTTGCTGGCCCAGTAGTGGACAAAGTAGCCCCAGCCATTACGGCGGGAGCGCGTGACCTCATCAGGCGTGGTGTGCCACTTACTCCGGGGCAGGCGACAGGCGGCTCAACTCTGCTTGGCACGGCATTGCAACGTGCAGAAGAACGTGCGGCTGACACTGTGCCACTTTTGGGTGATGCAATTAGGGGCGCGTTTGACCGCGCAACTGCCGGTTTTAACCGCGCTGCTGTTACAGAAGCGCTTTCACCACTTAAAGTAAAAGTGCCTAAAAATTTAGAGGGCAAAGAACTGATTGGCTACGGCCAGCGGCTAATAAGCAACGCTTACAACTCAACCTTGAGCAAAATGAAAATAGAAAATGTAATGCCTCTTGCATCAGCAATGGACACCATAACCAAAGACTTACGAGAGGACATTGCAAAAGACGTTCAAGGCCGCGTCTCGGATTACATCACCAAAAAATTTAAAAATGGTGCTTTGTCTGGGCAAGATATTAAAAAAGCCCAAACACTTTTGCGTAGAGATATTTTGCGCCTGCGCCGTGAGGGCAGTGATATTGGAGCGCGTAAAGCTGATGCGCTTGAGGATATACGCAATGTATTCAGTGCAGAGTTGCAAAAAGCAAACCCAGTGCAAGGCCCGAAACTGAACCAGATTGATAAAGCCTATGGGCAGTTTGAGATTGTGAGAAACGCAGAACTACGCCGCAAAACCACAGAAGGGTTTCTGCCAGGTGACTTGTTGCAAGCGGTGGCAAAAGGCGATGTTACAAAGCGGCAGTCTAAATTTTCTGCTGGTGAAGCCCGGATGCAAAACCTTGCGCGTGATGCTCAACAAGTTATGGGCAACAGAACGCCAGACAGCGGCACAGCCGCGAGGCTAATGTCACCCACTGGTCTGGGCGTAGCGTCAGCAGGCGGGGGGGCTTTGTCACAAGCCGACCC